CCCCTAAAACTCAACCGCCCGTCACATTTTGTGTGACGGGCGGTTTTTTATATCTATCCATTTAGAACTTAGGGAATCACTGCGCATCCCGGAACCTTTTCCATCCCGTTTTGTACCCGTCCCCAATCCGATTCCTCATTTCCCCCGCGTCGCAGCTTCGCCCCGCCGCCAACTCCTAACTCCTACTTCCAACTCCTAACTCCTAACTATCATCTCCCGTACCTAACCCCATTCCCCGTTAAAACGTCCTCCTCCCACCGGATTCCCGGCTTTCTTCCTTTCTGGGCTTCCACCAAAAACAGCCAGGGTTTGCTGTGTTCATCCTTGCGCACCAGAGCCACCCGCTTGGGCTCCAGCCCAACGGCGCAGAGCGCGGCAAACACCGCCGCCATCTGTTCCGGGCGGTGGCATAGGGCCAGCTTGCCGCCATCGTGCAGGGCACGGGCCGCACAGGCGGCAACATCCTGCATCGTGCAGCTGCCGTCATGCCGGGCCGTGGCGCGGCGGGCATCCGGGCTGACATATCCGCCGGTAAAATAGGGCGGATTGCAGGCGGCGAAGTCATATTTCCCCTGTTCCGGGCCGCTTTTGCAGAACGTCCGCAGGTCGGTGCAAAGAGCGGTAATATGCTCTGCACCCGGCGTTTCCTGCACAGCACGGCGGCACAGGGCCGAAGCATCGGCATCCAGCTCCACCGCTGTGCATAGGCCACGGTGCCCGGCATCGTGCCAGGCCAGCGCTACGATCCCGCACCCGCTGCACAGGTCCAGCGCTGTTTCTTTGCGGCGCGGCATGGCAAACCGGGCCAGCAGCAAGGCGTCCGTACCAAAGGCCGCCCCCGGCCCGGTAAACACCTTGGTGCCGTTATCCAATAGTTCCATTCCCTGTGCCATGTTGTTCTCCTCCGTGTAAACAGTTTGTTAAGATTATTCTGATTTTGCTAAAAGTCAAGAGTAAAAGCAGAAAAAACTAAAAAAATTTTTTGTGTACTTTTCAAGCGGCGGCAAGGTGGGCGGCGAACAGGTCGTTTGAACTCGCGAAGCCTAAAATTTCGCGCGGATAGTTATTGATCCACGTTTCGACGCGAAGAATATATGCGGCGGTTACTTTCCGGAAGTCTGTTCCTTTCGGCAAGAACCGCCGTATCATTCTGTTTATATTTTCATTCGTTCCCCGCTCGAATGCGCTATAAGGGTGGCAATAATAAACCTTCGTCCGCTTCCGGTTCTTCCCGTAGATTGACTTTTCAATTCCGGCGCAATCCGCGAATTCTGAACCGTTGTCAAACGTAATGCTTTTGAATATCTTTGAAAAGCGCTTTCCGTATCGGCGTTCCAGCTTATTCAGCGCCGCCACGACGCTGGCGGCTGTCTGATCCGGTATCTTCATAATGATTTCTTGCCGCGTCAGACGTTCCGAAAGAACAAACAAGGCTTCCTTCGTCTTTTTCTTTCCGCATACGCAATCGCCTTCCCAATGCCCGAAGGTTTTTCGTTCGTCAATCTCCGGATCGCGTCTTTCTATGCTTTCGCCCTGCGGCGCGCGGGCGGATTTCTTGCGCTTTACTTTTTCATATTTCCGCTTCCGCTTTCCTTTCTCCGGTAAGCTCTCGCGGCTGATCCCGAAAAATATTCCCTTGTCGATGTAGTTATAAATCGTCTTTTCGCTGATCTCCGTTTTGAAGGTCAGCCCCAGCCGTTTGATTTCCCCTACAACGGCGGCGGGGGAATATCCCTCTTCACCGATTTTCTTTTCGATGAAAGCGGCTAATTCGTGATCGCTCCCGATCTTTAATTCTCCGCCTTTCGCCGCAAGGTTTTCACGATAACGGGCTTCGGCAATTTCCGGCGAATAGCGTTCTTCCGTCGTCAAGTCGGAATTCAAATGCGTATATGTTCCGCGTTTTAATTCCCTGTAAATCGTCGAATTATGTACGTGTAGCCTGTCGGCGATCTTGCAGGGCTTCAATCCCTCTTTCAACGCCTTTTCTATTTTAAGGCGATCCGTCCACGTCAAATGCTTGTGCATTCTCGTTCCTCCTTCCCCGAAAGAAAAAGGGCGGCATATCCTGCCGCCCTCCGTTGCTCCGCTTATTCTGCTAAAAACTGTTCAATCGCTTTCTTGATAACTTGCGCTTGCGGCGTTCCCGTCGCCGCGCATTTTTCTTTGAATGCTTCCGCCATCTCTTTTGGAACTCGAACGATAATCGAACCGTACACGCGGCTATTATAGCGGTTTTTTACCGCCGAAGAAGTTTTCGTTTTCCGCTTTTCTGCCATTGCTCCCACCTCTAAAACAACTCTTCCGCTTCAACGTAGGCGCGCAATTCCTCTTCATCGGCGCAAATATCTTTCGGAACTTTGTATTCCACGGATAAGCCGCCGATCTTACAGGACAGCACCCAGCATTCGCGACGCTCTGTGATCGTATATTCCTTGTTTCCTTTGCGAATAATCATATTCAGCCCCTTTCCGCCCGCTCCGTTGACAACCACGGGCAATTTATACTATAATAGGGCTTACGGGAAGGGCGGTTTCCCGCCCGTTCCCTGCCTATGAAAGCTATTTGCTTTCTTTGGGATTTGAAGCCTTGCTGGATTTTTGCTTCTTCAAAGTGATTTTAATAACAACGCTTTCCACCGCTTCGTTATTTTCAATCGCTTTTGAAAGCTCCTGCAAGGCTTTTCCTATATCCTGCGCCATTTCTTCACCTCCTTTCTATGCTTCTATTGTAGCATACTTATTGCAGTATGTCAATAGATTTCCCGAAATAAACAAGAAAAAATCATAAAAACAAGGCGACGGGATAGCCCGCCGCCTTTATTCGTCCCCTAAAAGCCAATCAACCGAAACGCCCAGCACCTTTGCAAATATCTTTAATTCAAAGTCGGATACAAAGCGCGTTCCGATCTCTATTCGGCTTATGCTGTCCCGCTCCATATTAACGCCCTGCGTCTGTACCTTTGCGGCTAAATCCTCTTGCCGTAAACGCTGGATCACCCGCGCTTGACGCAATCGTTCGCCGCAAATATTCTTTTTCCCGTTATAGTCGTATATCTTCATATCGTGTGCGATCCCTCTTCATTCTGATTATTTGCAAACAGCGTGTAAATATTCCGCTTTATTCTTGATTTTAGCGCGCGGAAGCCGTATAATTATGTTAAAGGTCAGAATGGGTAAATTCTGCCTTGAAAATTTACAATTCAAAGGGGGATTTGCTCTATGTTCGTAACCTTTACAAAGACACTAAAACGAATGGCTGGTTTTCGGCTGGGCTTCGGTATCCGCGTAAATAAGCGCAACGCCCCGTTGTGGTGTGGCGCTATGCTTGTCGCCGGAATGTTCTATCTTATGTGGTATATGATTATTGGCGCGGGCTGGTGTCTGTACTTTATGCTTTTGGCGATCTACAAGATTTATTATTACCTGTTTAAGGGGATCGCGATAGGGTGTAAGAAACTGTATCGTTTCATCAAAGGGAAAATCGCTACGGCGGAAACGGAAACGCCCGCCGATCCGGAACAATAATGCCAACAAAAAAAGCCCCGCGAAGGCGTGTAGCCTTCGCGGGGAATTTTTTATCGATGGGATAGCTCGCCGCCGAAAGCCGCTTCGCGGAAGGAGGAAACGCGGGCGGCGTTGTCGGTGTTAGTCGTTTTCTTCGCCTTCCGCTTCGATCAGCCCGATATACTCCGGAAGATTGAAAACGGCGGCTTCGATCAGTTTATCCAAGCTGTCGGGATCAATGGTAAAGCCCTTTTCCTGCAAGAACTGCACGACATAGGCTTTCTTTTCTGCGCCGCGCCCGCTTCCCACGTAAAGCTGTTCGGCGGCTTCTACGGCAACCGTTACCCACAATTCGATCTTCTCCAGCTTGTCCGCGTCGATTTTCCCTTTCAGCCACGGGATCACGAACGCGGTAATAACTGCCGCGACAAGCGCGATAATTGCTTCCATAATGGGTGTAAGATCAATCATTTATAAAACCTCGCTTTCGTCTGTTTCCGTTTCCGGTTCGATTTCTTCTTTTTTCTTCACTCTTGCAACAATGATTTCCGATACACGTTTCAGCATAAGCGCGCCGCACTCGATCACAACGGCGGTAAAGTAGTACGTAATCAGCGTTGTTTGTTCAATCCCCGTAATGAGGAAAGAAACATACTGCGCCGCAATGAAGATCGCCGTTGTAATTCCGATCGCGACAATAACTTTTGTTGCGAAACGTTCGTCCGCAAGAAACTTCTTTTGACGCTTTCCGCGCCTTAAACGCTTTCCCATATTTCCCCCTTCCATAGATCGCACGAAATCGCACGGCGTGCGATCCGATAACGCGCGCGTGCGATCCGTGTATTAAACAAGCGTCAGATCGGACAGCTTCACCGCCGCGACAACCACGCCACCGTATGTAATCACGGCGCGATCTCCGCTGATTTCCTTTACGACGTGATCGCGGTTATACACGAAGGAAGCAAGGCTTTTCCCGTCGTAGGTTTTCGCGCCCTGCTTCAAGCGTACTTTGCTTCCCACCTTCACGGAAGCCGCCGCCGTGCCGCCGCTTCCGGTCGTAATAAAAGCGTCAGAATATCCCGCCGCTTTCAGCTTTGCAAGCATAGCGTCGGCGTTTGCCTTCTTGCTGAACGCACCCACCTGTACTTTGTAATAGCCGCCCGTATTCGCGACGTAGGTATCGAAACCAGCCGCCTTCAATTTCTTTTCCAGCGCCTGTGCGTTCGATTTCTGCTTGAAAGCGCCTGTCTGCACTTTGTAAAGCGTACCAGCTCCGGAAGAAGGCGTTTCCGGCTCCGCCGGGGAAGCCCCCAGCCTTTTGTTTACCTCCGCCGCGATCGCGCCGTGCCTTTCGTACAGATAATCCCCCGGACAGGATTTATTCGCGTAATCTCTATGAACCGTCATATTGCAACCGTTCAAATGATTAACGCGCTCATTCTTATTCGTAGACCAAACAAGTTTCTTGATCCCGTTCCTGCGGCAAATATCCGTTACAAGGTCAAGAAGGGCGGCGTATGCTTTCGCGTTCACGGCGTAAGGGTGTGCCGTGTCGCTTGCAACTTCGATTGTGATTGCGCGGTTATCGTTCGCCGCGTTTGAACTGCACCACGAACGATCCTTTTCTTCGACATACATTCCGATACGTCCGTCAACGCCCACGCCGTAATTAGAACTTGCCTGTCGCGAAGTCGGCGCAAAGATGTTTCCCAGCGTTTCAACGGAACATTGCCCGACAACGCAATGAATTGTGATCGTGTCGATCGCGTGATTCGATTTTGTTCTTTCGCGGGCTTGTCCTGTTCGGTGAAATTTTCGTGTAGTCCACCAGCGTGCTGTTACTCATTGTTGATACCTCCTAAAATTAAGAACGGGAACGGCTCATTCGTGAACCGCTCCCGTTCTGTTTTACTTGCTGATTTGCTGTTCGATATGGTCAAGTCGTTTATGTGCCTGTTTTGCAGACGCTTCAACGGAAACAAGCCTTCCGACGAAATCGGTATTCGTCTTTCTCTGTTCCCGTTGTTCCGCCTTTACGTCGTCAATGCCGCCTTTTATGTATCCCAATTCGGTTAGAATTGTTGCGTTGCTCTTCGCTTCTTTGGTCTTGTCGCTGTCCCTATTACGGACAAAAGCGATATACCCAAACACGATTGCGCAAACGGTACTGATAACAGATAAAACGGTCATTGCATTTTCCATTCGTCGCCCTCCTTTCGTTCATTGGCGATTTGTGCCGCCGCGCTTGCGGCTTGCCGCTCTTCCCGCGCGCCCTCCAGCCGTCGAAGCATTCCTTCCCGAAGCAAGTACGCGTCCGCGTGTTGGATATGCCCCAGCCAGCTTTGAAGGGCTTTCGCGAAGCGCTCTTCGCTGATAATTCCCTTCCGGTATGCGCGGATCGTCCGCTTCATTCGGCGAATGCTTGTTTTGCGCACCTTCTTGTGGTCGGTGAAGTGTCTGTATCCGCAGAAATCAACGCCGTTCTTGCAATTAAGGATCGTTGTTTTCGGATTGAGAAGCAAGCCCAATTCCGAAGCAAGGAAGAATTCGATCTTCTGCAACAAATCCCGCAAATACGCCTTGTCGGGCGAAAGGATAACGAAGTCGTCCATATAGCGTATATAATGCCGAACGTGCAAGGTTTCTTTCAAATACTTGTCCATCCGATCAAGATATAAATTTGCGAATAACTGTGACGTAAGGTTTCCGACGGGAATTCCCTTGCCGTCCGTGCCGACGTTGTCGATGATTTTATCGAGAAGCGCAAGCGCTTCTTCGTCCTTGATGATCCGCCGGATCGTCGCTTTCAGCCTTTCGTGGTCGATTGATTGAAAGTAATGGTGAATGTCCGCTTTGATCGCGTACAGCGGTTTTCCGTCGAAGGTTTCATCGTAAAGCCATTTCGTCAGCACTTCGGAAGCCTTGTGCATTCCCTTTTCCTTGCGGCAAGCGTAGGAATGATAATAAAACCGCCGATCTATCAGCGGTTCTAAAATATTGTTGATCGCGTGTTGCGCGACGCGATCGGCGAACGGAAGGGCGGAGATTAACCGCTTCTTCGGTTCGTAAACGTAAAACGTGCGGTAAATCCCTTGTTCGTAAGAATGCCATATCAAGTGATTTTGCAAATTGATAAGGTTTTCTTCAAGATTTCGCGAATACCGCAAAACTTCGTTACGATAACGCTTGCACCGCCGCGCTTTCTTGTATGCGCGTTCGAGATTTGCGAAATCGTATATCTGTTCATAAATTCCGGTGTATCTTTTCATAGAACCTCCCGCGTCCGCCTTTCGCTTTCTGCTACTAACCAGCCGCGTCCCTTTTCGTATTTGCCCAGCGGTATTCCTCCGCCAAGACGGGCAAAGCGTTCTGACTAATGGTATTTGCATTAGTTGTGCCGTTGCTCCGTAAAGCAACACGCCTAAAAGTTTCCAAGTCACAGGCGCACCGCGCGCCGATGTTCGTGTTCACGTTCCACGGGTAGTTGTTCAAGTTGACGGCGCGCGCCCCGGCGTGAACGCCATTGTTCCAGTTGCCGCCGCCGAGAAGGGCGCAGAATTAACAACGCTTTGCCCAAATGTCAACGCCCGCTTTGCGCAAACTTTATCAGCCCGCCGAGAAGCGAACCGATTTCAGCGATCTTCCCGCATATCACGCCGTATTGCTTCGGATTGATATATCGGAGATCATGCGCAAGGCGGATCAACATTTTTAATTCCTCTATGAGAACGTCCGCTTCGTATAGGTTGGATTTCTTCGCCGTGCTTTTGTTTGCCTTGATAACGCACCGTTCCAAATCTATCACGCAATTTTTGATTTGCGTTTGAAGCGTGAATTTCTCATACTTCGGGAACTTTGCAATTATGGGATAGAGGTACAAGAGAAAATCGTATACCTTTTGATACAATACCAGCTTTTCCATGTGTCAAAGTCCCTTCAAAAATAGGGGACGGGCTTTCGCCCGCCCCGTCAGATATTCAGATAACAGATTACAGACTGTCACAGGCGCACCGCGCGCCGATGCTCGTGTTCACGCTCCACGGGTAGTTGTTCAAGTCGACGGCGCGCGCCCCGGCGTGAACGCCATCGTTCCAGTGGCCGCCGCCGAGAAGGGCGACAAGCGAATAATCGTTGTACTGATAAATATTTCCGTATCCGTCGCCGAACGGGGAAGTTGTGTCCCAGCCCCATACACCGTCGTTCGTTGCGTGATAGTGTCCATTCCCGTTTGTGTACTCTTTTCCTGCGCGCCCGCCGTCGTATGAAGGGAATGTTCCGCTTCCGTTCAGCTTTACGTGTTCCGCCCGCGTGATAAGCTCGTTCAGCCATTCCCATACATTTCCGACGCAATCGCGGCAACCGATCGAAGAAACGGCATTTGCGACGTATCCGGTTTTCTGCCTTCCGGTGTTTCCGGTCGCGCTCCATGCGTTCGTGTTGCTGTCCGCCATCCCCTGCGGGCTTCCGAAAGCCGCCATGCAAAACTCTTCGTATGTCAGAAGGCGCTTGCCGGATACAAGGGCGCGTTCAACGAACCCGTACCAATTCAAGCCTTCCGTTCCGGTCATCGGTGTGGCGTTATAGGCGGAAGCAAGCCCGCCCGCTCCGTCGTCGGAAGAAAGGTAAATATCAACCCATGTCCCGTTTGCGAGATAGACCATGCCTTCGGGATTGCACTTCGGACGATGTGCCAGCGTCCAAACGGAACGTGGAACGATACCGTCGAACACGGAACTTTCCCAGTTTGTGCCGCGTACCGCGCCGGAAGCGTTCACAGGCGCAAGCGCGGCGTTCACTTTGCGGCACTTACCGTAATGGAAGCCGCCGATCTTGCGGCTGTTTGCCGCTCCGTAGCCCGCCGGGTAGGTGGAATTCAGCGAAATTTTATAAACTTCGTCGTTACCTTCTCCCGCGTCGCACAGGAAAATATAATAATCCTTTCCGACGGTGAAAGCCGCCCCGCTGTCAAGGTCAGCCGCCGAAAGTGCGGTGTTTTCGGTCTTGAACACGCCGCCGCCGAAAATGGAGAAGATACAACCTTCTTCGATCTGCAACGTGTCGCTTCCGATCACGGTGATATACTGCTTGATCGGAATTGCCGTTTCGGAAAGTGTGGCGATCTTGCCCGTGTTAAGCAGGGCGCGGGGATCGCGGTTTACGAAATCATTTGTCAGAAAGCGCATAATTCTTCAAAACCCCCTTGATAGATTTTACTTCGTCCGCAGAAATGCCCAGCACTTCAAACGGGCTAACGTCGGAAAGAACCTTCAAAACCTTTTCGCCCTCTTCCATAGCGCGGGAAAGAGAAACGATCATCAGCTCTTCGGCCTTCTCTGCGCCTTCCTCCAGCTCTTCGGCGTTTCCTCCGCCGATGTCCGGAAGAAGCGAACCAAGATCAACGCCGATCTTGTCGAAAAGGTCGCCCAGCTTGTCGAACGCGCCTTCGGCAATCTGCTTGAAGGCGGAAAGCACGGCTTCGGCGTGTGCGCGCTGTGCCTCCTTGATCGTTGTGGTATAGTTGTTCTTCACCTTCACGCCCGCCGCAACCTCTGCGCAAGGATTGATTACCACCGTTTTTCTGTCCTCGCTGATCTCTACGATTGGAACGGCGATATACTGCCGCTCCTCCACCGCTTCGATCGCGGCGGAAAGCTCATTTGCGGGAAGCTCCCCCGCTTGCACAAGGGAAAGACAATTATACAAGTCGTTCCCCGTTGCAATTTTCTTCGGAAATCCTTTCATTGTGTGTACCTCCTTTGATTTATTCGGTTACGGTCGAAAGGTAAGCGCAACCAAGATAAGAATTCGCCAGCCATGCGGCGGAAGTGAAAGCGTCCGCATTTTCGATAGCGGCTTCAAGTGCCGCGACGCGGGCTTGCAAATCCTCAACTTCCAGCGTCAGTTGCCCCGCAATATCGCCGGAAAGCGTGTTTTTAATCCCCTCGAACCACGCTTCAAACTCCGCGCGGGCGGACGCTTCGTAATCCTCCAAGCTCTGCAAGAAGGTTTCGTAATCCGCCGCCGCGTCGTTTTCATATCCGGACACGCGAGCAACGTATGCGTTGTATTCGTCCGTAATCAACGCGCGGTACAACTCGAAGAAATTATCGAACTGCGCCGTAATCGCGGACGGGTCAATCTGTTCGACAACGCCTACAACAATCCCGCAAAGTTCCGTATTGTATCTCCGATCCGTTATATTGCTTTGTGTGATAGTTGTTGCGCCCGCGCTTACATAAACGTCTGCGATTGCCAATTCGTAAATATCCGCGTCCCTCTCTACTGCTGGCGCGGTAGGGGAAGCCGAATATGAAGAAGATTTCGCCTTTACTGAAATAATTCGGTTTGTCAAGTCCCATTGAACCACAATGCGGTCAATGCGGTTCAAAACGCCGTCAGCCGTTGCAAGTGTTAAGGAAAGATCACTTGTGTTATTATAAAAATATCCGTTGATCCACGCTTTTCCTGCCTTCACGGTCACTTGCATTCCGCTTCCGACAACAACTTGAAGGCCCGTCGAAGGAACGGGAAAAACGCCGTTTCCGATGAATGATCCGAAATACGACGCCCAATCTTCCGCCTTATATTTTCGGTCGCCGGATACGCTGTTAAAAAAGCTCGATTTTTCCATATTTACACCCCTTTATTTTGTGATTTGCCGTATCTGCGTTAAAAGCGCGGGCAAACTTTCACCGAAAGTTATGTCAATTTCTTCGACGTTGTTTTGATAGGTTTCCGCAATCTCCGTTATGCGAACGTCAATGCGAATTCCCCAGCGCTTGTTCACGCAAGTAACGCGGTCGCCTAAATCATAATCGGTTCGGTAGATCAGATTTGCGAAGGTGTTTACCTTTGAACCGAACGAAAGCGTTTCCGCGTACTGTTCTAATTCCTCTGCACCTCTGGCGGAAAGAAGCGCTAAATATTCCGTATCCGTAAGCGATACTTGTTCGCCGTCGTCGTCCTCGTATTCCTGCACAATATCGGTGGCGTTTATGAATACCTCTTCACGCGCCAGCCCTGCTGCCGATCCGCCTACTTCGGCAACCTTCCGCGCAACGCCTTCTTTCTCTTCACCGCCGACGAACGCCGTTGTTTTTAGGTTTTCAATGCTGTTCGTGTATTCCTGCTCGACGATGTTATCGAACTCCTGCGAAAAGATACAAGGCGCATTCCCCGCGCTGTTGCCAGCCGTAAGGTCGCGCCCCTCGTAGACGGAAAAGACGTGCGTACCCGTGCGCGCGTCCGTTCGCATTCGTATTCCCAGCTTTGCCGCCTTCGCCGCTGTTTCCGCCGCAAGCTGGGCATTTGTGTACTGCTCCGAAGTGTAGTCGATCGCGCCGCTTTCG